GCATGCGCGTCAAGGGTTCGGACAAAACCGTTGACGTGAAATATGATCGTCTACTCTACCACTGAGCTACCAGGGAATTGATTGGTGCCGAATGTCTGATTCGAACAGACGACCTATCGCTTACAAGGCGATTGCACTACCACTGTGCTAATTCGGCGTAATCTTATTTAACGAATAATAGCATATTTCGAATATTTTGTCAATGATTTTTGGAGCAATTCTTGATGCCTTGATTCATCGATTTCGAAATGCGTAAAGATGGTCCACCTATCTTCATCATCATCGACACCGTGCATAGTAGAGGTGTGTCCCAATACGTATACGTCAGTATCTTCAGGCATTTCGCAATATATTTTTTCTCCATTTTGTACTACATACAACTTATTTTTGCGAGTGCCCTTTAATAGAATTCTATACCCACATGGCTCATTGAATGCATTATTTTCATGCAGCAATGGGTCCATGTCTGGCTTGGTAAAATCTATGTGTCTTTTAACCGGAGTAATTTGATGATTCAATTTTATATTCCTTATATTTTTATAAGGAAAAAATTCAAACCATTTCACCAACTCAGGATGTAGCGTTTTTACTTCTTCTGTAAAATCTGTTACATCGTATGGATTGTCGTGATTTACGGTTAGCTTGGTAACTTCCCAAAAATGCCAAACAAAATCAGTTTTAGCAGATGGAATTACTGGACATTTAGGTAAGTCTATTGGACACCAAAGTATATTATTCATTTAATTGCTTCCATACATAAAAATTAACAAACTGTTTGTTGCGTTGCCTAACATCTTCCCAGTCGATATCTTTTTTATAAGTTTGCATTAGATATGACATATCATAACCCAAAGTAGATAATTCACCTAGCAGCCAAACTGCAGGCTTAGTTCTCGGCTGTAAATCTATAGTCAACGCTTTTGCTTTTTGTCTCGCAGTTATACTAGTCCAATGTTTGTTAATCCAAAATTCTTTATTATTTGGAAAAGGTATCTTGTATCCATATAAGCTATAGTTCAAATCAAAGTCACTTTTCCAAATTTGATTATCCCCTGCATTAATGTGCAGACCCGCAAATCTCCAGCTGGGCATATCATTATCTATACACCACTGATGTGTGGCGTCGATATCTTGTTCTGTTTCTCCAGTTAAACCTATGATAAAGGCTAAAGTAAAATTTATATCAGACTTCCATTCTTCTCTTAAGTTTAAGATAAACTCTTTACCTTTAGCGCCACTCCAACCTTTACCTACGATCTTACTCGCCTGTGGATGAAAGCTTTCAATACCGAAAAATGAACTTTTCAACCCACTCAGCTTTAACAACTCGGCTGTATGCGGCTTAACACCTATTATATCTAGTCTATTATAACCAAACCAACTTAGCTTGAATGGTAATCGTTGTGCAATCTCTGCTAAATTTTCTACCTTCTCATCACTTTCATTTACAGTATCATCTAGAAAAAAATATTTAGTCACACCATATCTATGATAGTTTTCTAAAAACTCTTGTTCTATCAATTTGTAATCACGAATGTATGTATTTTTCTTTTTTCCCAAAAGAGGATATCTGCAAAATCTACACTTGAACTGACAGCCACGACTTAACTCTATAGGTAATACTTCATCAGGCTGTATAGCCAAGTCATCATAAAAACAATTTTCTAGTTTCGTTATATCGAAACTAGGTCTAAGAAAACTTTTTGAAGAATTCTCATCCATGTATTTTAGTAATGAATCTTCTGCGTGTCCATGTAGTATATCCCATGGTAGCAAAAAATTTCCATTACTATTGGCTCCTCCTAACATCCACTTGACATTTATATTACTTAATTTCTGTCTAGCGTTTAAGACCCAGTCCGGCTCAGTCTTATGAAGTGCCTTGTTTTCAGTATGCCAAAATGTTGTACTTACACCTATGGCTATCGTGTCGTTACCAACATGCTTAAGTGTAATATTTACTAAATCATCCGCGGACATCAAATGACAAAAATCAATGACTTTAACATTGTATCCATGAATATTCAACCAATGAGCCAGCTGATGCGGTCCGGCTGGTCTAACGGGAGCATAATCAATGTTGTAACAATTCCAAAGTATCAAATTTGCCATTTAATAATCATGCGGGTTTCCCCGCATGATTTCTTCCTATGAGAGTAGAATCCTACTATGCTTCGGAACACCTGCTAGCAGATATTCCATTTGATCTGCAATAATATTACGGTTTTGCAGAATCATGTTTTCAAAGTGGTTAGGAACATAAGGAAGATATAGAAGTTCCATACGTGCTTCCTTAAGCGTTTTGCTTCCCTTGTAGCTGTTACATTCCTTACAGGCTGTAACAACGTTCATCCAAGTGTTAAGTCCACCGCGGCTTTTAGGCACAATGTGGTCTCGGCTAAGATGATTGTAGTTAGGAAAATGTCCACCACAGTATGCACACACGTTACGGTCACGACCGAACAGTGTTCGGTTGCTTAGTGCAACTTGTGCATGTTTACTCGGGTCAAACGCATGACCTTTGATGGCGATGATGCTTGTAGTTTCTAGATAGCTTTGGCGACCATCTTTTTGGAAGCCTCCGCGATATCGTGCTACGATTTCACCTAGACTCCAAGCCACGGCTTTTCTACCATGATAACTAATTGCATCGTTGTAGGAAATCCATTGCCGAGGAGTTCCTGCGATATCAAGTGCTAGAACAGCCATTTTCGCTCCTTTCAATAAATCAAATGTCTGTCACATTATTTAACGTCCTGTTGGAGGGACATAGAGGATTCGAACCTCCGACCTTTGGTTTCGAAGACCAAGACTCTTCCACTGAGTTAATGTCCCATGATTAGATTATAAAACAAATACCATTATTTGTCAAGTTGGTCTCGCTGGCAGGATTCGAACCTGCATCTATTCTTTAGGAGAGAACTATTCTATCCATTGAACTACAGCGAGAATATTCAACATCTCATAGCCGGGATTCTGTTTCAATCCTAACATTCGTCTTTGCCACAACCCGAACTAATAGCGCAAGTGTTGCCTAGTTCTGTTTGTGTTGCTTGTTATATCAAGGTAGTATTAACGCTTTCGCTCCTACTCGCACTTGCCACAAGTCCCGAACTTCCTCAGTTTCCTGCGTTAGGTCGGATGTTGAATTATTGGTACCCCGAGGGAGATTCGAACTCCCAGCTATTCGCTTAACCCGCGACCTCAACGCAGTGACTCTACCCATTCGTCCATCGGGGCATAAATATCTATATGAAAAATTACTATGTACTCGACTATGAAGGTCCATTTGTTCGTGACAATCTGCAACTTAATGTTGAAAAAAACGATACAGACTGGTCTGTTTTAAACCCACCATTGTGGAGCTTGGTAACTAGACAAGGATTACACTATATACGTTTAAATTTAAAATTTAAACATGCGTATGACAGTAGAATCTACGTAGGCAAACCTCGCAAAAGTACTAAAATTCACACGGATACTGCATATGATACGATATCACAAAATAAACCAGTTTTGAGTTACGCACTGAACTACGTGTTCACTAACACTGAGGCTAAAATGCGATGGTTTTATCCTGCCAGACCTGACGTTGCTACACCACGTGTGAACAACGTAGGTGGTCCGTATATGATATTTGAATCTGAAAAGGGTTTAAAGGTTTACGAAGAAATTGATTTTCCCATTAATAAATTAGTTTTAGTACGAATTGATGTACCACACCAAGTAACAAATTGTTCTTACAATACCAGATATTGTCTTAGTATGCGTGGACAACCTGTATTAAATTGGGAAGATGCAGTAGATTACTTTTCCCCACACTTCGTTAACGGAAGCTAAAATAGAATGTTGAAAAATTACTATATCTTAAATTACCACGGTCCCTTTATTAGAGAAAACCTCAAAGTACAACCACCTAAAAACTATGTAAAAAATTTAGAGTATGCTTGGACTGTTATAAACCCGCTTTTACCAACGGTCATTACTACTGAAGCTTTTGATTTCATCAAAACTCTAAACATAAAACCTAGAATGCAGACCAGAATATTTATAGGTGATCCAAAAGCCAAATCAGTAATTCACGATGATACTTCTTATGATACTTACATAAATAAAAAACCAATTCAAAGTTATGCACTTAATTACATGTTCAGTGACAGTCATTCAACAATGCGCTGGTTTTATCCTGCAAGATTCAACGCCGGCAAATCACGAATAACCGATGCCGATTCTCCATATATCATGTACGATCCCGGGCAAGTAAAAGTAAGTGAAGAATTAACTTTTCCAAAAAACAAACTAGTGTTAGTAAGAATTGATGTACCGCACCAAGTTGTAAATCACTCTCATAGCATTAGACATTGCATTAGTATCAGAGGAAATTTAATACTTAACTGGGCAGATGCGGTAGAATATTTCCGTCCATATATCCTGGAGGAAAGCTAGAGAATCGAACTCTAACCCATTACTGAGTCCATCTGTTTTCGAGACAGTGCTAGGCCCAGCCTAGATAACTTTCCAATGTAGTAAAACAGGATGCTGTGGTATAGCCGGGAATCGAACCCCTATTTCAACCACGGTGCCCACTTGCACGGCATGCCGAAATTGTTGGTGGCATTAAAGTTTTGCTGTGTGCATCCTATAATTGGCAGAGAGTGAGGGATTCGAACCCTCGTGCCGCTTTCACGACCATCACATTTCCAGTGTGCGCCCTTAAGCCTCTCAGGCAACTCTCTATGTAAAAACCGCTGATATCAGCGGTTTATTTTTATTTTAATGACCCCATTGCCTTAGCATATTTTTGAAATCATTTAGATAACGATCACGCTCTTCGGATGAAATAGTCAACCTAGATGTAGATCCTGTTTTTGCAATCTCCTCGATGAAAGCAGGATTGGTTGCAAGTTTATCTAAACAATTAATAGCATTTTGCTTTTGTGCGGGTGTTGCATCTTTATGCACCCAAATAGAACTAAAATGCAAGCTACGGGTTTTGATTCCGTTAAAATCTGTTGGTACATCGGGTGCAACAACAACCATTTTCTTGAAACCAAAATTAGTTACCATAACGTCAATTGTTGGTTCTGTGTGAATGTATACGTCCAAATCACCGTTCTTCAATATAACAGGAGCATCCTTAGCAGGTACCGGAACAATGTTGATACCAGGATTCTTTTGTTGTAACGTGAGTGCTAGAATGTGTGAGTATTGAGCAAATGCCGGAATACCTACATTCAATTTCTTATCAGCAAAGTCTTTGATAGTCAAGTCTTTGTTTGTAACAATAGCAGCGTTACTAGAACTAACTACCCTCAATTGCTCAATCGGAGGATTGGGGCGAGGATTTTGTTTGCTAAAGAAAATAGGCGGGGACAACATCATCCACGACTTGTCTTGTTCTAGCAAATCAATTTGAGTTACGTTAAACCCAGAAATCCTATACTGAACCTGAAAGTCAGGATTATATTTTTCCATAATCCTAAAAAGCTGGTCAGTAAGACCGCCGGGGCCCTGTGTAACGACCTTACACTGTTTAGTGTCAGCCATTGCGCCTGCACTTGCCATACCGATAATAGTAGCAGCCAAAATGTTTTTTACGTGTTTTTTCATTGAATAAGTCCTAATCTCTGTTAATGTTTAGCACACAAGAACATGTATGCATAACGTTACTATACAAAATTTTTCTGTAAAAGTCTAGAGAATTGGACACATGGTGCCGAAGACCGGGTTCGAACCAGTGACACACGGATTTTCAGTCCGCTGCTCTACCAACTGAGCTACATCGGCTTTTCATTCTTACTAAGCTTACGCAATTGGTCCTTACGCACAAGACAATCACGTTGCGTTCCGAATTTAAACACTCTGAGATATTCGATGCCATCAATTACTCGTACATCTTTTAAATCATGACATTCAAATTTCTCGTGGTTTCTAGGATTTTCAAAGTATACAGTTTTCATGTCATCTCCTTTAATTTGGTAGTGATGGGCGGAATCGAACCGCCTTAGGACACCTTATGAGGGTGGTACATTACCTTAATGCTACATCACCATATAGAAACACACTCGCGGATGTGCTGAAAGTATCCGTTGATGATCCTAAATCGTTATGTTTTAGAATGTGTTTTTATATGGTACGGGCAGGGGGATTCGAACCCACGACCAATAGATTAAAAGTCTACTGCTCTACCAACTGAGCTATACCCGCATAGTTTGGTCGGAGCACAGGGATTCGAACCCTGAATTGGCGGATTAAAAGTCCGCTGTGATACCATTTCACCATACTCCGTATTGGTCCCAGTGCTGAGATTCGAACTCAGTTCTCTCTGCTTAAGAGGCAGGACTTCACCGTCAAAGTTTCTCTGGGATGGTCGTACTATTTGTTTTCTTTAACGTGCCATCCTGGACCATACGGAGTCTCAAGATGACACTAGAGTTTACCTCGTTTCATGTCAATCTCCTTTAATCGAATATACTCATTCTATATGACTTGCTAATATTTGTCAAGCCTTGGTGTCCAGTACTGGGATCGAACCAGTGACCTCTACCGTGTCAGGGTAGCGTTCATACCGCTGAACTAACCGGACAATGTGTTTGGTGGAGACGCCGGGATTCGAACCACGGACAAGCCCTTTTACAGAGGGATAGCTATAGAGTTGCTGCACGTATGCTAAAACAGAATACGGTTTTTGCTGTGCTATGCTACCATTACATCACATCTCCAAATAAAACGGGATACTATTCTTGACGAATGCTCTACCTATGAGCTAATCACGCATGTGCGTAATACTGGAATCGAACCAGTAACCTATCGTTTGGATAGTTTTGCTGTGAGTATCCCCTAACTGGTACCTAGTGCTGGACTCGAACCAGCATAAGACATCTTGTAAGGATGCCGGTTAACCTCTCACTCCAACTAGGCATAAATTGGTGCTGATGGCCGGGATCGAACCGGCGACCTTTTCCTTACCAAGGAAATGCGCTACCGACTGTGCCACATCAGCGATATATAACAGGATGCATTTTTTGCTTTTTCCAATAAAAGTAAAAAAATAATTTTGCAGTTAGCATCCTAAAAGTGGAGCGGGTAGGGAGAGTCGAACTCCGCATTATCAGTTTGGAAGACTGCTGGGCGCCCCTTGCCGCAATCTACCCGCATATGTTTGGCACCCCAGGAAGGATTCGAACCTCCGACTCCTGCGTTCGTAGCACAGTACTCTAGTCCACTGAGTTACTGGGGCATAAATTGTTTGGGGTGCCTTGGGGAATCGAACCCTCGCCTCTTGATTCACAGTCAAGTTTGCTACCACTACACTAAAGACACCATTGAAATAACAGGATGCATTGAGCTTGGTTTCATTATCAGTGAAATGCTTGTATTTGCAGTTAGCATCCTAAAATTGGCAGTGAGTGAGGGATTCGAACCCTCGTGCCGGGTATTAGCCGGCGCACTTCTTAGCAGGAAGGCACATTAAGCCAGGCTCTGTCAACTCACTATATATTTGGTGGACCCAATGACCAGCTACGGTCAATGCCCGCAAGCGTTTCCGCCGGTCGCTCTTGTAGCTGCCGAAGGCCCATTGATTGGTGGAGACCGTGAGAATCGAACTCATCTAGACACTAAGGTTGCAAGCCCCAGCCGCAGCCCACTGCTGCCCCCAATTTATATTTCTAATTTTTGAAACACTGCCGTGCTATCAACAACACCACAGAATTTCCATTTATCATTCCTAATGAGCGTATTTACTGCTCGGTCTACATCTGGGTGTTTACCAAATCCTACTTCTAAATACGGCCTAAAGTCATGTAATACCATGAAGCCACCTATCTTTAAATTGGATGACCAATGTATTATATTTTTAGTAAGAACCGGATCAGTATGGTTCCCATCCTCAAAATATAAATCAATTGGAGCTCGCCAATTAACCATAACAGTATGTTTTGTTGGAACTTTTGTTAGTCTAATATTTTTAAACTCTTTTAAAATTTCTTGTACACTGTCAAGAGTACGAATAGATCCAAGCCCGATAGTTTCTGAAATCCATACTGGATCTAAAATGCGATTTTCTAATTGTTTATCGAAAGTATCAAAACAAAAAATTTTATTGTTAGGATTTGCATGAGCAAGTATACTAGCACTGCCTCCTAAATATGTTCCTATTTCTACTATAGCCGACTTATTAGGTATAGTTTTAGCTAATGTTAGTAGTAATAGTTTTTCTTTATCGGTGAGCATAGCATACTTATGCTGTGCAGGTAACAATTTAAGCCCAATTCGAATAGAGGCTGAATCAGTATTGTTAATTATATGTACTGGATTTAGCATATCATATTTATATGAGCCGGGTGCCCAACTATTCAGCGTTACCTGACCTCGTTGGATTGTCTCGTATATGCGAGTTTATCTACCTTACAGTCACTTTGCTCGTCACATATCCCATGATATGTTAGACTGCTCGGGACTCAAGCATACCGTCTATCCCATAATTGGCGCCGTAGAAGGGAATCGAACCCTCATAGAACGGATAGACAATCCGGTGTATTACCAGTCTACCACTACGGCATGTTTGGCTCCGCATCTGGGTAACGATCCCAGCTAGTCATTGATTAACAGTCAAGTCCGTGCACCATGCTCGGATTCTGCGGAATAGATTCTTGGTACACCGTATGGGTTTTGATCCCATCTCACTAGTTTGAAGGACTAGCGGCCACACCAGCTGCCTCACGGTGTAAAATGTGCATAAAGCGTGAACCTCCTGGTGGCACCGTTATTCCCCGACTGTTGCCACTCCGCGCTACCAAATGGTTTCGAGGCGTTACTCTCTCATCAGGCGCTATTAGTGTCGGGACAGATGTTCTCTGCACAGAGGTTCTTTGAGAACCCACGCTTTATACACACTTTATTAAAGAACAAACTTTTAAAAATTGACAGTAGGATGATTTCTCACATTACATGCTTAGGCCTCCAGGGCTTTATCACAAATCCCCTACGGGGATTCACCTCTCTACTAAGACACCCTCTTTTCAGTCGCATTGACTTACTAAGAACTGCTGGCTGTCGTTTCGTTACCGTTCTCTTTTTCAAGAGACAGAACCTACTATTAACTTTTAAAGAGCATTGCTGATTTCTCAGCGTATGCAAGCATTGTACATGACAATGGATTTATTGTCAACTTTGGTGCCCACGTTCAGCCTCGAACTGAATCCTCTGCGTTACGAAGGCAGCATACCACCAGCTAATACTTCGCGGGCATGATTGGTGCCGCCTGTAGGGATCGAACCTACTTCCACGATGCTTCAAACCGTTGCTATGACCACATCAGCTAAAGCGGCATTTAAATTTTGGCAAGGGTGAGGGGATTCGAACCCCTTAAGACCTGACTTCAAAGGACAGTATGCTTCCTATCGCATCTCACCCCAACAGATATAACAGGATGCATTTTAACGTTTCAAATTAGCAGTTTGATGTTAAAATTTGCTGTTAGCATCCTAAAAACTTTGGTCTGGGTAGCAGGATTTGAACCTGCAGCCTCCGAGTTCCAAGCCCGGCCGTCTACCAAGTTGACAATATACCCAGTTTGTATTTGGTACCTCTAGTAGGATTCGAACCTACACTCACGCCCTCATCTAGAGCCGTCGCCTGAGTATCAATCAGGAGCTTTACCAATTAAGCTATAGAGGCATTGTTTGGTGTGTCTTGAAGGAATCGAACCTCTTGCCAACCACCCACCTTATTTTGGCTACGATTTTACAGACCGCAAGCGGGGACAAGACACATTGTTGATTGGTGCCTAGTGCTGGGATCGAACCAGCGGCCAACGCCTTATCAAGACGCTGCTCTACCTCTGAGCTAACCAGGCATTACTATTAATGACTAAGAATTCCTACTTTGGAACTCTGATCTTCTGAAATTGTATTTAAGTATCGTACTGCTTTACCTAAATTCATTCGTCTAGATAATGACACTGATACCAAGTATCTAATATTGTCACTGAAGTTTATACCTGTATGAGGCTTAGTACCGTCTATCAGATATAGACCATTTTTTTGATATCGCAATGGCATTATATTAGGCCAATGAGTAGGACTTTTTATAGATTTATGTTCTGAAAAAATCGTCATACTTCTAATTAATTCATTAAGACACAATGTAATAGATGTGTCTCTTGCATAGTCAGTATGCCAATCATATGATGTATGCGCTTCTAAACGTTGCACATACAACCTATGTGGTTCTACAAATTTTTGTATTAAAATATTTGTCTTGTAGTCATTTTCAAAAATATTGTGAGGTAAACTTAGACGCCATTCAACACCCATTTTTTCTCTCCACCAATCTTCAGGTTTGGCATTGTTGATGATATCCCAAATCCTTTGAATTGTTTTTTCGGAGGCAAATTCATATAGATAGTAAAACATATTCTATTTATTAGTTGGCAGCCCGTGATGGATTCGAACCACCGAATGTCGGAATCAAAATCCGATGCCTTACCACTTGGCGAACGGGCTATACACTATTCTATAGTACACTAGAGGGCTAGTCATGGCGCCAAAAGCCATGGGCGTATTTTCATCAGTATACTATAGAATAGCGTATTTCTACGCTATGCTAGGGTTGTACCCTAGCCTGTAATTTTTCACCTCACAAGAGAGGCTTCATCCTACAGTCCGCCCTTTCACGACATGTTTTAAGTGCGCCGCTTGGCCCGCGTTGCCTACACACTTTGCTACACATCCACTTGTTCTCGTAGATGCTTAGTAGCCAATGATTGAATCCTTGCACGTTCAAACTTCTCGGCAATCAATTGCTCGACTTGCTCTGAAGTCAGATATACATGCTCTGACCAATCTGTAAATTCTTGAGTTGCGTATTCTAAACTGTTCTCCATTTATTGTCAAAATATTTTTTGTCTCTGTTTTTTTGCAGACTTGAATGTTGATCCAATCTGTCAAAGATCCTCATTCTAATCTGTTCTCCATTTATTGTCAAATTTTTCTAAAGCACTAAACAAAAACCCCTGAGACTTTTTAGTTTCCCAGGGGTTAGATAAATCTGTACTATGTTAGACTTTACCTAGTCCCCGGGCTGCCTCTTTGATCGTTTGAGCCACGGATACTTGTAGGATATACTGGCGCAAAGGTATTCATGGCTGTAATGGACCATAATGCCTCATGTTTTAGTATAGCGTTACAAGTAAAGTTTTTCATAGTAAGTTTATTTAGTCCTGTGAATCAATAGTGTGTAATAATATCAGCTTTTTCTTTAAAAGTCAAATTTGTGTTTGCCCAAAATTTAAATTAAACAATTCTACTGCATTTTTGTATGCTATTTTTTCTTTTGTAATACTGTTCAACTTAGATTTTTTTAGGTCTTCTGTATCATTCCATTTATTCATCCCCGAAGGGTCTATGTGCGGATAGTCGGTGCTGAACAAAACTTTATCTTCACCAAAGTACTTGATGAAGTTTTCAACGACTTCTTCAGCTTCAATATCAATTGTAGCATAGAAATTTTTTTTGTAGTAAACATTTGGGTGAGCACCTTCGAAGTTTCCTTCTTCATATAGTTGAATGCATAAACCTAAAGTCTTAACCAATTCTGCTCCCAGCTTAGGAGATTCTGCCAAAACAATTTTTAAATCGGGAAACTTATGCAATAGACCACCCAATGTAAAATCAGATATGAAGCCATTAATAAAATCAACAGGCAATCGCTTATCTATAAACTGTTCTGGATTAAGCTTAAGACTATGCATAAAATGATGTGCATAGAGAATCATGCCATTGGCTTCTACTACTTTTAAAAATTTGTCTATATCTTTAACTGTTCTCCACAATCCACACAATTTTGTTTCCGAGTTGGGTATTGCAAAATCCACATAAATTTGATTGATACCCACACTGTGTAGCCATTCTACTTCTTTTATTGATGATTCTATAGATTGCAACGGAGCGTAACCCACAAGGATAAATTTGTTTCTATCTAAATTTAACAATGACAAATTATAACTATGACACATTTCTGCTGCAAGATCAGGATCGACACTATAATTAAAACGTAATGCTAAGTCTTGAGGCGCCAATACCTGCATATTAACTTGCATTTTTTCCATATCTTCTAGTCTAGAAGGTATATCGGTTACACCGGGTAAATCACAGTGTCTGTTAAATTCATAAGGGTTATCGTGCTGTTTAATAGGATCAGATCCCGTAATCTTAGGAACACCATCTACATACGTATATGTAGGAAGATATTTTTTGTAGCGTTCACTTACGTACTTGTAAACGTCTAACGGTAGATAGTGGCTATCGCAGTCGATGATCATTTTTTTTGTATTACCCAATTATATATTAAATATTTATACATAAAGGAACCACGCATGGTAAAATACATATTAGCATTAATTTTAGCAATAAACGTTGCACACGCAGAAACTTGTAAAATGGTTATAGACTATCCACCCGGTGGCGCATTAGACACCCAAGCTCGACTAATGATGAAAGCTAACCCTAATTTTAAAGTTTTAGAGTATAAAATAGGTGGAATGTCGGCGATAGCAGTCAGGCATCTTGAAGAAAACAAAGACTTCATCTTTTTCGGAAGTCCTGCTGCATTTGGTAACAATAGTCCAATCAAAAATCCACCTATTGAATTGTTAAAGATTGTGTTAAGTGCTCCGCTATATGCACTTACAAACAAAGATGTTACTTGGCAACAACTGGTCACTGAAAAAATTAACTTGGGTATACCAGGCTTAGGTACATCACATCACGTATTAGCATTACAATTACAAGAAGTAAATCCAAATATAAACATCATACCTACAGGTGGCGATGCCAAAGCATTACCATTGATTATGAACAAGGATTTAGATGTGTATCTCGTAAGTAGCACTAACGGATTTAATTGGAGTAGAGATTTTAATTTTAAAACAATATTCACGATTGCCTTAGGTGAAGAGTTTAAAAGGGGACAAATATCGTTAACTAGTGTAGCATTTAATGGAATGTTTGTACACAAAGATGCTACTGCTGAACAAAAGGCTAAAGCGATGAAATGCATTGAAGATGCTGTTACGACACCGTTGTATAAAGAAACTCTTAATTCTTTAAAAGTAACTCCATTAAACATAGGTGGAAAAGAAAAAGATAAACTGTTTGGACAATATGTAGGCTTCATGAAAAAATATGGTCTCTGAAGAAAGTTTAGCCAAACAGATTGCAGGATCATACGGTGGCGGTTATTGGCAAGTAGGAGGAAAGTACTTTTTTGACAAATCCGAATGCTTGCGATATGCCACTACTATAAAAGATCATAATATTACTTTTCATTACAATGATGAATTTTATAACTCGTTACAATGGCACACTGAACCTAAAGAGTCTTTAGAGGAACTTTATGTTCAGCGAGCCAAACAATTAAGAGAGAAATACGATTATATTATTTTGTCGTTTAGCGGTGGCAGTGATAGCTATAACGTATTGAACACATTTATCAATAACGGCATACATTTAGATTGTGTAGCTACTTCCTATCCTGTCGCAGCCATTGACAAATTAAAACCATACTTTAATAAAAATGATCGTAGTGCTGGTAACGTAATATTTGAATACTCTGAAGTTGCGTTGCCAAAACTTTTAGAAGTGTCTAAAAAATCACCTAAAACAGAAATAGCAGTATTAGACCATACTAACACTGCCATTGATATGTTGGGCAACGGTAAGTTACATCTTATGCCGGTTGGTGGTATCGGTGCTGCTCCCGGACTAGCAGGTCATTACTTAATTGGAGAGAAGGTCAGGGAATATGCTAACAAAGGTAAAGCAGTATATCTTACTGGAGTTGATAAGCCTCGATTCGGATACAACCCAAACAGTAAAAAATATGGAACATATTTTGACGATATCTCTTTAGTGCTAGGGAATTATAGGAAGGATGCTTTTAGTGGATATAACCCACTGGTAGAACATTTTTACTATACCATGGAGATGCCAAGCATTTGGCAAAAACAACTAGCTATTATAAAACGTGCATTGCAGCCCTACGTAGATTTACCTAAAGAAAAACGTCCTGATTTCTTTAACAGGTTCACTAAAATTTCTAAAAACAATCATTACGTATTTTACACACATGATATATTCTTCAAAAAATTACTATACAAAGATTGGTCAGCAATTTTCTTTCAAGCAGGAAAACCTTCAGGATACTTTTTTCAAGAACATAGCAATTGGTATCTAAAATCAAAATTAACAGATAAAAGAGCAAAAGATTACCACTATGGTCAAGTGATGGAGTTCTTACACGGTATTGACAGTAGTTTGATCGAATATAATGAAAACGGTTTACCACTTAGGTTCAAACAGTTTACAACTACACCCATTCATATAAACAACTAAATACTTCTATGATAAATGACTCTATTTTTGAAATGAATTTGCCTAGACCAAATCCTGATTTGGAAAGAGAAATTCTAAGATGTGCATACGGAGCTCCAATTGACGCAGTTTTTAAGGGGCATCATGAGAGGTTTCAAAATCAACCTGTCAATGCTGTATCACGACAGTATGAAAAAGAAGATGATGTTGTAATCAAGTTAGGTAGAGAACAATATCAACCGTATTTTGATGAAGAAATTTTTCCCGTAGTAGGAATATTGACTAATGTAGATTCAAATTCTAAATATGCATGTTGGCCACCTCATAGCGATAGAGAAAGAATTTTTGCTATGAATTACTATTACAAAGAAGGTGGAGACAATGTTACTACAGTTTTTTACAAACAAATGATAGACCATACTCCTGGTAAAGGTACAGGAAAAAGATGGCAGTATGAAGAGGTAGAACCTCACTATACTGCACACTTTGAAATGAACAAATGGTATGGATTAAGTGTTCGTAGGGCGCATAGCATTGAAAACGTAGAAAACAGACGTATAATGTTTACGTTGAGTTTTTATGAAATTACGTTTGATCAATTTATACTCAAGTACCCGCAATACATCGTTTTTTAAAAGAATTTAATAGGCGAGTTAAAAGGCTTAAACCCACCCACACGACCTTGCTTGTTGAGATACAAATATCCAGAGTGTATGCCGGCAACAAATTCATCAATTTGTCCAGTATAAAATGATTTAGTTTTGTCGTCAGTCAAGTGAGAATCAGTGAACCATTTGTTTGCTTCAGCATATAATAACGAGGTTGGTTTGGCTGCTTGAAACACGTTTGGATTGTACGTAGTGGGGTATAACAATTTCTCAAAGAAATCTAGTTGTACGTTGAATATGTCGTATGGAGAATTCTTACGCTTGGATATTAGTAATTTTGTATATTCAGGAGAATCGATACCTTTTTCACCTTCGATTAATGGTTGGACTGCCTGTTTAACTACATGTGATTGTTTTTTAATCAGATTTGGAAATTCCCAAGCAAAGTAGAAATACTCAACTGTAGGGTGAAATCCACCATAGATCGCATCACTTACACCTCCCCACATTGAATGAAAATCTAAAAAGAAATTACCAAATCTTTTTGTTTTGGGGCATAACACTAGTCTAGGTTTATCTACCCCCACAATAATAGCAGAATTAGGTATATCAAGTTTTCGCTGGTATCCAACTAAACTCAATGGGCCGGCAGTACCCGGTCCCATTGTCAATCCTGCCATATCAAATTTATGTGCGTTTGCACCACCTATAACAGTTAATGCATGATCTGTATGATCTAGTATCGTTATTTTTAAGTTTGGATACTTTTTATGAACTTCTTTCATTTGTGGCATGAAAGCAGTAACATATTCAAACATAACATTTGTAGGATCTTTTTTGTCGTAATTAAATGTGCTAATCAGTTTTTCTATAGCAGCGACCGGATACCACGTTACAACTTCATCTACATGAAGCCCATTATTTAAAAAGGCGTATAACATGTTCATGCTATCAGAACCGCCGCTTACAGATAGCAAAATATAATCATACTTATCTCTTAATTGTCTGGCTCTTTCACCGTATAATTGATCCAATGACTGCGGAGGCTCTATAGACCAGTCCGACTCGGAAAAAACTTCATCAAAAAAATGATACTTGATATTACCATTTCCTGTCTTAGTAGCATGTCGTAGACATTCGGCTTTATTGAAAAAGTACTTATTGTCTACTTCCCAATAACCGCTGTTCCTTTGGTAAGAAACCCTATTTGCAAGAGATTTTTCATGTATCATAGTGTAAATATTTAGTTATTCTACCGCACTAAATTATAAATATATAGATAAATATAGTACAACAGGAGATCATTCAGAATGGCATACGCTTACAAAAACACTTATACAAGACCTAGCACATCTATTCCGTTTTTTGAATACACAAACGAATTTAACCAACACGTGCAAACGGCTTATAAGGATACTAATAAAATCATTTACGCTTCTATTGTAGATTCTCCTGACGGGTTAGTGCAAGTACGAACAACTTATTTTGGAACTGAAGCGGACTGGATTGATTTTTGTAGTGACCCAGAGATTTTTCCAATGTTTCAAGAACGTCAAGCCTATCATGAATCTGTAGGTATTACAATGAAAAGAGAAATCATTGTATAATAGGGGAAAATTCTCCTATATAAAACCATTTTGAAAAATACTGTTTCTTAAATTTAGACTCACTCATAAAGTCCTTTTCCTTAAAGGCTTTTACAAAGCTACTAATATAAAAGTCTACTTTCTCTAAATACGGCTTAAATTCAGGTATATTCACAAAATACTTTTCTCTACTGGCCCCGTGATTTGAATAAGGTTCAGGCTTATCAACTTGAAATGTGTTACTATCAAAATAATGGTATATTGTCTGATAGAATATCTTCCTAGAAATTTCTTTACGGTGACGATAGTTTGAATCCATTGCACTGAACAATGATGAATCGTATATATGTCTTAGATCGGGTCTTGTTTCAAAATAGTTCAATAACACATAAGCCTGCTCAAAACAAAGCTCTGGCATTTTGGGGCTCCAATAAAACGGTTCTGGAGTAGCTCCCCATTTTTGATACCTAACCGGATGAATTATACTAGCAAAAGTATCGCAAAAAGTCATATAGAATTTGTTGTCTTTCAGAAAGACCAATGGCTTGTCTATCCCTATAACCTCCGCGACCTTTTTGTTTTTTACATTTCCGATTACCAAAGTATCACTTGTAGCAAAATGCGCCCTGAGCATTTCTAATGTAGTGTTAAAATGATAATTGTTTAGGTAAATATCTTCTGTTAAAAGTGTTTCAAATTTCTTACCGTAGTCATTTAAATAATCGCTTATAGTTATTTTAATATTAGGATACTTTTGTTTTACAATATCTAATACGGGTTTTATAGCATAATCCCATTCGCTCAATATATTAGAAGCAGATTTGTCTATATTGTTCGGGGTGTGAACTTTTTCTTTTGCTGTTAATGCTAATTGAACGAGGATTTCGTCCAGTTTTATGTTGTTTTCTAAAAACGTCATAAGTATTTCATGACTATCGCTACCACCGCTATAGTGTAGAATAAGATAATCATATTCATCACGCAACTGTTGGGCTCTGCGTCTATATACAGATTTAAGTGATTCTCTTCCCAATGTATGCAATTTAGTGTCTGTGAATTTTTGCCAAACATCATCAAAAAAGTGCCACTGTACACTTTGATTTGTGTTCATTGCCTCATAGATGGCAGAATTCTTATATGTAAATTTTTTGTCACCAACAGAATAGTGACCTAATGTTGTGTGGCAGTCTAATAACATTTTATTGATATGATGCTTGTTTTCCGAGTAATTCTTGACATATTTCATTCCAAGTTTTTTCCGCATACCCTCTAAAAGGTAAACCGTTATATTTTTTAATCAAAAATTCTTGATATTCATTTATAATATCATCTGCAGGTTCCATTCCATGTTTTTTAATTCTTTGCAGCATTTCGGGAAAAACTTCTTGGTAACCTTGTAATTTTGTACTCTTGACTCCCGTCTTTCCTATAATACCGTCGGATCTTAATTTTTTTGCCCAATCAGTAGAATTATGTGCCAACACAAGCTGCGGAGAATATCGTAACCATGTTAGGCATGCCTCACGATTTGTTTCTTTAACATACCTATCCCATCCTATTTCAAATTCGTCGTATACATCTACCCAAATAGATTTTATGGTATAGTCTATGTCGCCAGGTCTACGCCATGCCGTAGCTCCTTGCCCACCCAATACTACAGAATTATCTGTGATATAATCTAAAAATTTTAATTGAGGTAAAGCGCGGGGTCTGTCAATCTGAGCTATTTCACTAATTTTCTCTGCATCACCACTTTCATAAAACTGTGTTAGATTGAAGTCAATAACCTTGTAGGTGGCGCCGATACTCTCTGCTGCGCTGATTGCATAGCTCACATCATATAAATTAATATCTTTTTCATATCTAAAAATATATGCTGTAAAGTCAATATTTTGTGATCGGTATAATCTAATCATAGTTTCACTCTCACTGCCACCCGAGAGTAAAATAGAAAACTTCCTGTTAGGGTATAAGTCTATAAGCTTATTGGCATTATTGATTAATTCTTCTTTAAAAGAACCAAAATTTTCAACTTTTGCGTTATATTTGATTTTCAATTTAGAATCTTCAAATGGTTTTCTAGCAAATAATTCATCCTCATAAAACCATTGAAAATAGTTATTCTCTGACGTAACTATCACTTTTCGTCCTTATAAGTTTTATGATAACCCCTGATATGTCAATCTGATACCATTTATCACCGAAGTAACTTCGTCTGGGATAACGGTGATGATTATTGTGCCATGCCTCACCCCAACTAGGGATAGCCCATAACCAATTGTTTGCACTTTTATCTGCTAGGTTGTAAGTTCTAGAACTTCCAAACCAATGCGGCATGTGCCCAACATAATTCACTACGTTACTCATTAAACCAGTAACCAATGCAGGAGCTAAAAAGAAAAACGTCAATAAATAAAATCCACCTATTAGGAATAAAAGAAATCCATAAGCAAACATAATTAAGAAATAGTACCTATGTAATGCTTGTTGGAACTTATCAGTAATCAAATGCCTCATTCTCCATTTGGTATTCTTGTCTACTTCATGTTCGTAATCTAGCGTGAATATCTTGAAACCTTTGAACCATGGGCTATGAGGATCACCTTCTTTATCACTTTTAAGATGATGATTTATATGAATTGCGACCCAAGCTATAGGACTACCTGTACCCGCAAAACATCCAAATATAGAAAATAAACGACTTAAATACTTATTAGTTTCATAACTACCGTGCGTAAGCAATCTGTGAAATGTTACTACGATACCTAGACAACCGTAGATAAAGTATCCGGTAAGAACTAGTAATAACATTTCCAGTGATGGGGCATAATAAAATAACCCAAAAAGCGTACACAATAACGCTATTAATTGAAAACGCTGTGCCCCGATAGTTGAACTTGCAAATATATTAGTCATGAAATTATTTAGTCTGTGTTTTTCGCAATAACAGAATGATAGAACCAATTAAGTCAAATTCATGTTTATGTACTTTAGTTGTGTAACTCTTTGGTTGTTGATGATGGTTATTGTGCCACCCTTCACCAAATGTCAATATAGCAAATAGCCATGAATTAGAACTCTTGTCCGATGTAGCAAAATTTCGATATCCAAATTTTTCGTGATGGCCTAACCAAAAGAAAATGTTCCAAATTACATGTGTAAGAAATACTGGCAAAAACCAGCAAAAGAAGGCAATTTTAAAACTGACAATGGACAGAACTGCCACGGGAAGCAATACGATAGCCATGTAATGTTGGTTAATCTTTAATTGTTCTTGGTTCAATAAGTCTTTTATCACAAATTTATTGATACTCTTCCCGTGATCGGAAAAATAAGGAAACAATAAGTTAAGAATTTTCATGTTCCTAATATGAGGATCATTCTCTGTATCGCTGTGTTTGTGGTGCATCCTGTGAACATAGACCCAACCTATTATACTACCCCTTGCAGATAGCAAACTTACATAGGTTAAAACTTTTCTCAGAACATCAGATTTAAATTCAAAACTGCCGTGGCTATAATATCTATGTAGCATCATTCCTACACCTAACCCACTAAAAATAAAATAAAAAAGTATGGTCAGCAGGATATATGGAATCGTAAATTCATAGGTAATTGTCCCATATATGGTACCTAATAGTATTAATGAGTTTAGGAACCCTAAAGTCTTATTGGACGCTGATAAATATTTCATCATACTATTTATATGCTAATACATAGTCCATTAGATTTGCCCAATATTTATCCCGATTCTTGGGACACTTTTTGGAATATTTGGAATAAACATGCAAAAGTGTTATACAAGAAAAAAGTAAATCATACAGATTCAAAGAGTCCTGTAGGATCAACTGATCTATGGGTAGGGTTAGACATTATGCTCAGATACGGATCTGTTGCTCACGAAGCACCGTATTACGATATCAAAAACGATTTACCTAAATTTTATGAAGGGTTGATGAGCTTACCTATTCCTGTTATAAAACGTATTAGAATAGTACAAAGCTTGACTAACATAGAATCCCATTCAGACAATAATATTGATAAATGGGAAATACGTGGTATGCTTCACTATCCTGCGCAGAACCAATGGTACTACACTAAACCAAATGACACGACTAGACACTATATGACCATGCCAATTGATACAATGTGGTTCACATATAATGATTTGCATTGTTGGCACGGTAGCGACTTTGACTCTAATAATAAAAAGTTATTGATACAAATCAATTACATGGGGGACATATCAAAACTAATTAGTTGTGGTGCAGACAAGTATAAGGAACATTGTATCAATATATGAAATATTACTATCCTGTTGAGCTACCTTGCTATACTAATATACAAGAATTCGCTATAGAAGATATCAAAAAGAAATTGAACAGTACCTTTTCAGAACAGGTTAGAATCAAACACAATATTTCAGGAAATCTACTAAACACGATAAACAATGATTTATATAATTTAGGATTGCCCAAATTGTCCTATGCTCAAAGTTATATAAGAAGAAAAAACACAAAACAGGGTATTCATGTTGACGGAGATAGCGAACTAATATCTCTAGCTATAAATATTCCACTGAGCGGGACTATTGGTTCAAAGTTTAATTGGTACGACGGAGAATATGAATTGATAAAAACCAATGTACGTGATATAATTTTTTATTCTGTAGTATGGAAGGGGGAACCTATATGTGTAGAAAGTTTAGAGATTACAAAACCATACCTAATCAGAGTAGACAAACCACATAGCGCAGAATCTAATATAAATGAGGATAGATGGATTTTCACTATGAGATTTGAACATAACCCAAAAGATCACATACTATTATGCTAATAAAAAATTACTACGATATAAATTCAGATGAACGTGAGAAGTTTTTACAGTTCTTGCTTAAAGCCTCTATGGAATTAAAGCAGCCGGCGCATAGTAATATGACATTGGATGGCGAAAATAACACATTACTTTATATATTGGATAATAGTGACCGTTTTAAAAACGGACAATTTAATATTCTATTTCACAATGAAAACATAATTGCATGTAGCGGGTGTTATGTTTCTAGTTTCTCCGACGATGTATTGATTGCTGGTTCTAGAACATGGATAGATAAAGAATATAGAAACAAAAATATATCCAGAGAATATCTATTGCCTTTTGAAAGACGTTGGGCAATCGATAATAATTTGAAATGTATGGCCTTGACATTTAACGACTACAATAAAAACTTAATTAATATGTGGTTTAGAAAGGGATTCGGGGAGCGTAGACCCAATAGAAAAGATTATCATTTTGGATTTAAGGGTTTGCACACATTAGAATTTGCTGTAAACATTCAATATACAAAGCAATATGTCCTATACGAAAACTTAGATGATTCCTTTTCGTATGATTGGAACCAACTTAAATATACTAATGAATCTTGATAGCTTTAGCCATGGCCAAATCAGTAGTAAAATTTGGCTATGTGAAAAATTAGAACCACTTATTAAAGAACAATCTAGTGTAGCAATACTGGGGTGTTGGATTAATGTTTTAGGGTTTATGTTACTTACACGTAGACCTAATCATTATGGACATATACACGGCATCGACATAGATATGTCTGCTGTAGATACTGCTAATAAAATTTGTAGTTATTGGTATATTGAGTGTATTCAGCGATCAGAATGTGCGGACGCAAATACTTTTAATTCTCAAGGATATGATGTAGTCATAAATTGCAGCGGAGAACACATGGACAGTGACGTTTGGTTTGATAGCATAGCGCCCAACACACTAGTATGTATCCAATCTAGTAACGTCACCGACCCCAATGAACCGTGGCTAGTTAAAAATCCTAGCCCAACTTATGAAAGCTTCTTAGAAAAATACCCACTAAGTGTGGGTATTTATTCTGGTATACTACCTATACGCTATAGTGATAGCGGTTATGATCGTTACATGACTATAGGTATCAAATAGCCACTTTTCCTACGGCGTTAATTACGCTAGCAATTTTTCCGACCATTTGTAGTTCTTGAACTGTCATGCCTTCTTTCTTTAGAACATCATAGTGATTCTTAACACAGAAGTGGCACTTACCTACAATACTTGCAGCCAGTGCATACATTTCGAATTTCTTCTTACTTACACCACCGTGTGTAGCATATGCATTCATACGTAAACCAGGAGGCAGACCTTTTAGTGCTTCATCTTGTGTCATTTCAACAAATGGATAGTAAGTGTTATTCATACCCATAAGTGCTGCTGCTGTTTTAGCTGCAAGACGTTCTGGCTCATGTAAAAATAATGGACTATTCATTTCGATTTCAAATGCAAGTCCACCGTTACCTGCTGCTAGTGCAGCGGTATATGCAATTGCATGTGTATCTACTGGATCTAGTCCGCTGCGATTAATTACTGCATCTAAGTTTAACTTAATATCCTTAGCATGATCAGGAATACTTTCCTTAACCTGATCTAACCAATTTCCACCTACTGTTACTGGTGGCATACTTGTCACTACTGTCATAGTTTATCTCCTCTGTGTTTTAAACTGTCCTGTGTTTTTGTCATGTCTGCACATGTGTATTCTTGATAACTGTCACGCAATATAGCAGGCATCGGTATAAACTCGATACAGTCTAGTGGTGCTATACTTAATGCAACATCTAAGAAACTCTTAGGTGTTCCTGTTCCTATATTCCATACTCCAGATTCACGCACATCAAAAAAATCAATATGTGTTTGACATACTTGTTCTACTGGTACAAAATCTCTAAGATATTTGTCGCTATTTTCAAACAACTTTATCTTACCTGTTTCACGATATTGTTTCATAAATTTATGATATGGACTAGCTTGATCACCTTTATGATCTTCGTTAGACCCATACACATTGAAATATCTAAAACCCTGTACACGTATTCCCTTTAAGGTCTTGGGTGTCAGGTTGCTAATGTGTCTTTCGACTAAGTACTTAGTCCATGCATATGGATTACGTGGATCGACGGGTGAATCTTCTCTAAAATCCATTTTACGCATACCATATATACTAGCACTACTAGAATATTGAAAATCTACTCCATGCTCTATACATTGTTTAAGAAGCCATATACTAAAATCAACGTTTTGCATCATGATTTTTTCGATGTTGCGTTCGGTAGTAGAGCTATTAGCGCCCATGTGAACTACCCAATCATGTCCTTTAACGTCAGGTAATGCGTCTCCCCATTCGAATGTAGTTACTTCGTGGTCCTTCAATGCGTTTAGCATATTAGAACCAATAAAACCTTTATGACCTGTAAGCAATATCTTCATTTGAAAAAGTCTTCCGAGTTAATGGCTTTGTCGTCAATCCAAATATCGTAGACTGGCTTCTTCATACGTATTTCATCATACTTACAGCCCCATGCTGCTAACTGACTATGTGTTTTGTCTGTCCAATCAATACCACTATTGCCACCACGTGCGGTCCAATATATTACAGTATGACCGGCATCATACAATTCATTAATTTTTTTAATACGTTCTGGCAATGGTTTACTATTGGCATAATCACTACCTTCACTAACGCAAATAGTGTTATCTATATCCACCATATATACACTCATTTTTGACTATCACCTTTCCCTACCCTATAGTTATCTTCTACACTATCAGGTGTAGAGACTTCAATTATAACACCTTCTTCTACACAAATAACCTGATGTGGGAAAAGTGGCATATTACGCCATACTTCATTGGGATTCAATTCTTGTTCATGTTCTGTAGCTGTTTTTGTATCAATATATTTTACTATAAATTTACCATCTAGTACGAACCATGTTTCATCTTTTTCAGCATGAAAGTGCATACTGAACTTTGCGCCCTTATTGAACTTCAATATCTTACCACAATACTTATCGTTGGTTGCAAAGATAAACTCATGCCCCCAACCCTTTTCTACATAACCTTCTAATCTACTCATGGTATTAGTTCCTCTAGTTTTGGAGCATAAACTCCTACGTGTTGTACAGTTATACCTGCAGCCTTATTTGCAAACATAATAGCCTTTCGTATGTCTTTTGTATCTAAGAACCTATATACTAACGCAGCTAAAAATGTGTCGCCGGCGCCACACACATCTATCACATCATCTACTTCGGTAGGAACTAGTGTGTGTCCCAAGTATTCTGCACCCTTATCACCTTTTGTAACGATGAGCCATTCGTCATCAGGTAATGTTTTTGCTAAACTTCTTTCTAACTGATTAATTTTGATGTAACAACCATTAAACTTCGCTAAATCTGTTTTCTTAGTATCTAAGAAGATAGGTCCATTGTATTCTTTTCGTAGCCAATCTATTAGTGTAGATGGAACTGTACCTTTATTGTAGTCGCTAATCACTACTGCTTGGAATTGATTTAACTCACTTGTTTCTATAAATGCACCCAATATTGGAGTACATTTAGCGTCTTGATCTATACGTAATAGATGTTGTTTACTACGTTCGTCTATAAGACGTTTCTTTTCACTACTTTCACTGTGAAAAAACTTAACTTCACAATGTAATGCTTCTAAATTTTTGCATACGTTTCCAGCCATACCATCTAATACTACTTCTGACTGAGGTTGAAATACCGGTACCGGTGCTTCGGGACTTAACCTAGCAACTGTACCATATACATAGGTATCTTTACAATTATCCCCTATTAATAGTATCTTGAATCTTTTGTGTGCTGGAATATCCATTTATTCTCTCAAACAATATTACTTGAATGTGTTCTTTACCGATGATCGGTAAGTTAGCATAATCGCCACCTTTAACCATTATGTCACATTTCTTAATCATGTCAATCAGTTCTTCGTCAGTATCAAATATCTCTACTTGATCTACTGCTTTTAAATTTTGAAGCATGATTGTGCGTTCATAATAATTATTGATGGGCCTGTTTTGTCCCTTTAGTCTACGAATTCTATCATCACTGTCAATAGCTACAGTTAAATGATCTCCTAGGCTTTTTGCAAAGTTTAATAAAAAAACGTGCCCAACATGCAACACATCAAATGTACCATTAACAAAGATTTTTTTCATTTAGTTTGCTCTGCTAATTCTTTATAACCTTTTCCAGTAGGGTGTATACCATCTGCACTCATATTATTTTTTGGTCTAAGTAATACGGTATCTCCGTACTCTTTAGCGATTCGTATAATCGCATCATGGGCAATAGGTTTTCGATCTTTGCCGGGGTCAATCCAAAAAACACGATCTGCTGTTACAGCGGACCGCATCTTTCTTAACTCTTGCTCAGTCTTAACACCACTATGATCGTTAGCGCCCAAGCTAATAATTATAGTTTTAGCAGGTTTAGTTTTAGCTACGTCCAAATAATCTCTGTTCCATTGCCAACTATTCCATCCACCTCTGCTATAACTTATGCACTCTGGTCTCTGCATTGCGGTTCCTACCGCAATGCTGTCACCTAATATTAAACAATCGATCACAAAGTGGCGCCGCCTACGGGACGGCTGCAAGGGCATAATTCACCGGTTTGCAATGCATCAAGAACACGCAATGTTTCTTCTGGGCTACGTCCAACATTAAGGTTGTTTACCGTTACATGTTGGATTTCATTATTAGGATCAACAATGAATGTTGCACGTAATGCAGCACCTGCAGGAGCATAGAATACACCTAGTTGATTGATTAGACTTAATTCTCCTCGCTGACTGTCAGCGAATTGAATATGACGAATCTTGGCCAAATCTGGGTGTGCCTTTTGCCATGCAAGCTTGCAGAACTCGTTATCAGTACTACCGGTTAGTAGCACAGCATCACGATCTGCAAAATCTTGGAATAGCTTATCGTAAGCTACGATTTCAGTAGGACACACGAACGTGAAGTCCTTAGGATAGTAAACAATTACTTTCCACTTACCAGCAAAGCTAGTTTGAGTAATGTCAAAAAATTGATCACTACCGGGATTTACGCCGGTTACGGCAAATGCTTCTAATTTATCACCAACTGTTTTCATTTATAGGCTCCTTTTCTCTGTGTATAAAATGATATATTATTTACGTATAGTTATGTTTACGCAAATATTTCTAAGGCAGTACCACATTCGGTGCAAAATTTAGCTGTTGCTTTGTTTTGTTTACCGCATGTAATACACTTAGGCTTGTATTTAGTAGTAATGGGTTCTCTGATAGGTTGATTACTTTCAGTTTCACCCAAAATTTTCAATATGATTGTGTGCTTAACTGGATCTAATGCACCAATCGTTGTGGTTTGAAATCGTTGTTCGCTCTTACTACCCGGAACAGTGATACCAGTTTCGTTAGCACACCAGTCCATTGTAGCAGCACCGTCGTGAACTGAAGATGAAACAGACATATTCATGAACTTCAGTGTAGCATTTGTTGCAGATGTTGCACTAAGTCTAGTATTTTCACCTGCACTATAATCTACACTACGCAACATACCATTAACATTGTATGGCTTATCTCGCCAATGTCCGGGCACCCATTCTTTGTTTTGCCAATCAGTTTTAATGTATGTTGACATTACCGGCATTTCAAATTGGTACTCGATACGAATCAATCCATCTTCTAGTTTGATGCCTCGATGTTGTTCGATTGCACTTGTGCGTTCAATGAACTTAAAACGGTTGCCCTCTGTTAGATTCCCGTTTTTAACACTGCGTTCCAAATCAACTTCTTGTCCTGCAAGTAGTACAAGTCCACCAGGAACCATATCTTCACCATCAATGTAAACATTGACCACTGCACGTACAGTATTTAGGTTCTTGAGTAAGATTGAGTATTCTGCTCCAAATGGGCAGTAGACAGTATCCTTGAATTCACGAAGGATTTTACCTTTGGCTTTTAGGCTGGCCACCAGCTTTTGATTGTACATCATGATTTCTCCTTTTACGGTACACACTCTAAGTACCTAACATTTAAAGAGTGTTGGGTTGAAGCACCTTGCTTCATACAAATATTTATATTACTAAAAAAGCTACCTAAAGAAAAGAAAAAAGGGTCAATTGACCCTTTGCTGGTTACGAGCATCCAGCACCACTCTATCATTGTGGTCGTTTTACTTTTTAATTTGTGTCCATACACGTTGTCTAATTTGATCTGTCAGAACATCGGGCAAGGGTACATAATCTAATTCTAATGCTGCTTGCTTGCCATTTTTAAAAGCCCAATCAAAAAACTTTAACACCTCTTGGCTAGCTTTAGTATCCTTAGGATCTTTATACATGATAATAAAACTCGCTGTAGTTACGGGCCATGTATCTTTGCCTGATTGATCTACTATACTTAGTCCCATACCAGGAACGCTAAACCAATCTGCACCTACTGCTGCCGCAGCAAATGTCTTATCATCAGGATTTACAAAGTTACCATCTTTATTCTGCAATTGCATATGCACTAAATTATTCTTTTTTACATAGGCATATTCTACATAACCAATAGCACCCTTAATTCTAGTTACGTTAGCTGCTACTCCTTCATTTCCTTTACCGCCTACAGAACTTGTTGCAGGCCATTTAACTGCTGCACCTCGTCCAACACGTTTTTCCCATTCTGGACTAACTACCGTAAGATAGTCGGTCCAATTGAATGTAGTCCCGCTACCATCTGCTCGATGTATTATAGTGATGTTCATGTCTGGAAGACGCTTACCAGGATTCACGGCAAGTAATTTAGGATCATTCCATTTAACAATATTTCCCATAAAGACTTCAGCTAATAGGGGTCCTGTTATACGCAACTCACCCGGCTTAAAACCGTCTAAATTTAGAATAGGAACTGTTCCTCCTATAATTGCAGGAAACTGTACTTGCCCCCTTTTATCTAGTTCTTCACCTTTTACTGGAGCGTCTGTTGCTCCGAATAATACAGTTCCCGCGTTAATTTGTCTTATACCACCCGAACTTCCTATGCTTTGATAGTTTAAACCTGTTCCTGTTTCTTTTTTGTAACCTTCAGCCCATTTAGAATAGACAGGATAAGGAAATGTTGCTCCGGCGCCCGTAATACCTGTTGCATATGCAGCAGTTGTAAAAATCATTCCTATTAATACAGTAAATATTTTGTTCATCTGTGTCTCCTTGTATTGAACATTTGTATTTAGAATAATTTTACTACAAAATTGTTACAATTCTGTGACAATCATTCATCTTCGTCATCATAGGCATCCGTATTGATATCGTTGGTCTTTTGATACTTTGGGTCGTCATATATCCTATAGTACCCTTCATTGGGCATAAGTTTTCTAAAATCAGTATCACACAGCATCAATGAAAGGTATGTCACATCACTTTCTTTGTAGATATCAGTAACATAGAACGTTGTTGAACATGCACCGCCTATACTTTTAATAGGTCCATGTTTAATATTACTTTCTTTCAGTATGTTGCGTAACTTTGTTCCGCCCCAGTTCTTTTCACTAACCACAATTCTGGTAATACCTTTTTTGAGGTTACGAATACGTGCTTTATCAATTGCAGTTATAGGTAAGATTTTGGCTTCGTTGCTGTCATCGATCTGTAATAAACAGTTTTTGACTTTGATACTGCCCTTAGTATGTGAATTATCAGGTGTCTCTTTGGTAGACCAGGGAACATTGCATTCCACATGATTCACATAATATGTTTCCCCATGAAATTTTAAGACCCACATGGGTATAGTTTGGTCTTCTAAGTGCTTCTTGTTAAAGTGAAACACTATATTCTCACAATCAAATTCAATCTACGACATTTGTTTCTCCTAAAAATGTATTTATGAATGGTGCGTTAGGCGGGAATCGAACCCGCGATATAGAGTTTTAGAGGCTCCTGCTATGCCACTTAGCTACTAACGCATATTTATATTGTATGTGTTTTATGTTACCTTAGCAATTAAATCGGAACAATCAGTTTCTCCAACTGCTATGTATTCCTGATGCATGAGATATAATTTATTAAAGGTTAGTCCAGTATGGTCAACATAATGATGATTACCGTTCAAATCATTCTTATCTCTGTCTGACACCCGATGTTGAATTTGCAATCTACGTTTTATCATAGGAGATCCTACGATGCAATGTGCGTAATGAAAGATAATACATTCTTCTGTTGAAGGTGGCCAATAATGCCTTCCAACAGGATACTCAATATCAGCAAAATTATGAAAACTACGACACTGGTGAGCAACCGGATTATCATAATAGTTTATTCCTGTTTTAATTTGTTCCCATAGTGGTTTACTTTTGTCTAGTGTACCCAATGGATCCCATTTTGTAAAACGTATACCTGGTACAAAATGCTGTTGTTTGTGCTGTAGATTATTAGCCAAACTATCTATATTTCCTACTAGAAATTCTGTAGTGGTTAATGCTATTCTCCACCCTTGCAATTGTCTTTCGTAGAACGTAATTTCAAAATCACATGCAGCAGCGTCAAACTGTGAGTGCATAGAAGGAACTACTTGCCAATGTGGGCATATTTCTTTACAAATTTCTACGGAGCTATCGGTGCTTTGATAATCTATAAGAACCCCAAAATCGAAATATTTTTTGTGATGTTCTAACCACCATGGTAGCAAATATTCTTCATTATAAAAATGTGTGATTACTGTTTTCATTCTTCAGATTCCAATATAACTTGCATTTTAGGAAAATATTTAATAAAAACGGTAGGTTTAAAATACTTGTTTCGAATTCTTTTCCTAATTTCATCAAAGAAGTTCCAAGACAACGGTATCCAAACTACTGCCTTGTCACCGGCAATCTGAATCATCTCGTCCAATGAAACAATTTTTATTTTTCGACCGGGAGTCAATAATCCCTGTTTTAATGGATTATCATCAACTATGTAATCTAAATCTAACTCTGCAAAATTCAATAGTGTATTGCCTTTTGCGGCTGCACCATAACCTACTCTATAACATCCTTTTAATTGTTGTAATTCAATTTTCAATTGAAGGACTACTTCTGTTGCTTTGTTAGCAAAACTATTAACTATATCCAGTGTTTGTTTTTCTTCGCTTTCGATCAACATTTTAGTGTTATCAAAGTTGGCATCCTTAGTCAATACAAAAACATAACTTGTTCCGTGAATATCTGTTTTGAATACGTCTTCCAAATACATATTGCATCTGTTAGCCAATGTAGCCATTGACCTCGTATTAAAAAATGAAATATGTTCGTGATATATCGTATCAAATTGTCCATATTTTACCATATCTGCTTGACTTGTCTGTATGAACAGTTTCCCATCGTAATCTAAATATTTTTCACAAGTCTTTAAAAACTCATCAGGATAGGTATTGTGTGCAAAAACATTTTGTGCAATGATGATATCAAATTTCTTAACTTCTAATTTGCTTATCGAATCGGAGCTGAAGTAATCACAAACTACATTGTGATTTTTACTACTCAATGGGTATAAGTTTTCCGCCGGATCTATACCATATGTTATATGTCCGTATTTTTTAAATGCATCAAGTTGAGAACCATCGTTGCAAGCGATATCTAATACTTTGTACGGACCTAAATAGGGCATATGTACAGATACTCGTTTTACAAAGCTATCAAAATAATCTCTAAGAGTCTGTGTAGTACCACTTACATAAAGATAGTTTTTGAATAGTAAGTCTGGATCTACTCCTACGGATAACTGTAAATGTGTGCAATCTAAGCAGTAATTTAAAGCTAGAGGATAAAAATCTTCACGTTCGTTTACACTTGAAAGATATGAATTAGCCAGTGGCTGATCATGCAAATCTAGAACGGTTTTTAGATTTTTACCTTCACAACATAAACATTTGTCAAGGTGCGTAAAATTGGAAGTTTCTATCATTATCTCTCACATCAAAATTTGAGTTATGCATATGATAGTGTAATCCTTCAACTAAAATTTCTATGGTATCGTTAAATGTGAATCCAGTTTCATTTTTAAATTTTTCTGTACTCAATTCAAAATCATATGCAATAGTATCATCTAATCCTTTAATAATTTCTGCGTTCGTATATTCCCTAATTGTATTTGAGATACTGTAAACTGTGCTATTAAAAGATGCTAAATTATATTGTCCAGATTTAATAGTTGTAGAAATGACAAGTTCTAGTGCCCTACACAAATCGTTTATTCCTAATATAGCACGGCGTATGTGTAGGTTCTTTGCATGAATCTTTCCCGTTTTTTCAACAGATTTAACCATAGAATTTATCATAAGGTCACTTCTTGTATTTGGGCTAGCTCCATTAACAGTACCAAATCTTAATCCTACTATGCTCTTTCCCTCAGAAATATATTTATTGGCTATAAGATCAATAGTGATTTTTTGGAGATCGTAATGATTCAGCACGTTAAAGTTTATCTTAGATTCTTCTGTCGAAAGACCACTGGTTTTTCCGTATACGCTAGCACTTGATGCGTATATTAGTTTTTGATCTTTACGCAATTTTTCACATAGATTTCGAAAATTAGTAACGTTATTTGTCCAAGATCGCTGAGGACTAGACTCGCACATAGGGACACTGCTATGTCCTGCTAAACAAACAATAACATCATACTCATCAATGGGAAAGTTATTGTAGTTTACACGTTGAGAGTATAACAGGTCCTTTTCGAAAAGACAAAGGTCAATAGACTTAACATTGTGCTTCGTCTGAGAACAAAATGCCGAACCAATATAACCATTTCCACCTAACAATAAAAGATTCATTCATCTTCTGCTGGTCGCAGTCCGTTACTATGCTTATCGTTAGGTGTGTCTATGTCTTGGAAGAGTCTTTTTTCTTGTTGGGTCAATTTGTCTTTATGTGTTTTTCTAGGATTACCACATAGATAGCATTGCGGATTACCACAATCCATTGCATGTCTTTTGTGGTACTTGTGTGCATTTTCTAGAAACTTACCGAGTTCTGTTAGATGATGTTCTTTGGCAATTCTTACTTGCCTTTTAACAGCAACTTCGTCACGATGACGCCTTTTAGAATTTTTAAGTTTTTCTTCTTCGTGGTTCATTTTATTTAACGTGAATTATTTGGTCAAAACCCTCTGCTTCAGTTGGCATTTCAAACTTACCAATCATGCTAGATACAACTTCCCATGGAATTTCTTTACCGGGTCTGCTTGCTAAACGTTTCATTAAAACATCCATTGGTGGAGTAGGAAACACTACTGCAATAATTTCGTAATCATCGGGTAGCATTCTTATTTTTTTGGCACGTGTGTGTTGTGTCGTACTGGTTTGATCCCATACTATGTCTTGCCTACTTTTTACTGCATCTACTACTGTTTTAGCCATATCGTTTACAGCATCCGGCATAACATCTTTAAAAACTTCTGTATATGTTTTCCCCTGCCGTTTTGCTTCTTTTTCTACATAGCTATCTGTGCTGGCAATAACTGTGTTAGACCAATCTAAAGGTGCTTTGGTTATCCAAGTCGATTTTCCCGAACCCGGAACTCCCACTAAAATATAAGCTTTTGGCATTTTATTCCTGCAATAAGTATTTGCCAATTATATCATTAAACAGATTTTCAGTCTTAGCTTTGGGCGTACACAATCCGCACCAACATCTTTCTTTTTTACAAATAATAGGCAATACAGATTTATTTACTGTTCTTTGTTTCAGTTCATTTAAAATTGCATCAGTGTCATAAAGATAACCAATTGGCCCATATTTTCCATCATACCCCATTCTGCAATCTTTATTCACAAATACCTCTTTTGTGACTTGTTTCACAAACACAAAAAAGTAATTAACACTACAATGCCAATCTACAAACCGATTGTGGTCAATAAACGATATCGGAGTTTCGTAATTTTGATTTACATTGAATTTTTGCCCGCCGCAACAACTTCTTCCCAATGGTGTATTCCTTAGTGCGTTATTTTTTTGCACAAATGTAATAGTTTGTTCTTGTGAAGCTTTGCGAGGTCCGTCTAAATTTCTAGCCCAATATTTTATCTGATGTTGTTCGCACCAATTTATTATTGCAGTATATTCTTGTACATAATCCGGATGTTTTAATATAGAAACTTGAAAATTTTTGTTGTTTTCTTTTAACACTAATAGGTTATTTCTAAACAACTCTTTTTCTTCAGTGGTAGTTTCGGCATGATGACTAACAGTTAAAAAATCAAAATACTTAATTATGTTGTTCCATACTTTTGGTTTTACTATTCCATTAGTAATTGTACTGATACCCAAAGACCATATATAATTGCCTTCTTTGTGTTTTCTTATTGCATATTCTAATATCTCTGTGATGTTCGGATGGAACAAACTTTCTCCACCGAATATATTTAGGCTTACATGTCGTTGATTTTCTACTTTAAGATTCATGTATACATCTACATACTCGTATAAAAAATCTAAAGTATCGTAGCATTCTTTTAGTGAAGGATGTGGAATAGAATTATCGTGTGACGAACAATAAGAACAATCCAAATTACACTTTAGCGTACTTTCCCATGTTATCAAAAATGGTGGTTGTACATTAGAGTCTGGTTCTACTACATCATACATTCTCTAGTCGTTTTAGAATAGATAATTTTTCCATATCGGACATACGGCCCCAATCCGCAATTTCATCAATATGTCTCTTACAACTTATGCAATACTTGTTATCATCAAGTCTGCATATATTGTTGCAAGGACTTTTAATGTTTTTGGCGGTAGTCGTCGATAGCGGCTCGTATTGCATCTTCGGCTAGGATCGAGCAGTGGATTTTGACTGGGGGGAGGGCCAGTTCTTGTGCGATTTGAGTGTTTTTGATTGTTGCGGCTTCGTCAAGGGACTTCCCTTTAACCCACTCTGTGACAAGACTTGAGCTAGCAATCGCCGACCCGCACCCATACGTTTTAAATCTAGCATCTTCTATTAACCCCGTTTCTGGATTGACTTTAATTTGTAGTTTCATAACGTCTCCGCATGCAGGGGCACCGACCATACCAGTACCTACATCAAGATCGTCTTTAGAAAAACTACCAACATTTCTTGGATTTTCGTAATGATCTATTACTTGTGAACTATATGCCATCTTCGTTTACCCTTGTATAATTAAGAACGTTTCCCACTCCATATTGTGCTTCTGCAATTTGTTTAGCAAGATAATCATTATCTGCGTAAACAATCACATTAGCAGTTTGGTATGGATTTAATCTAATCCATACCAAGTATTTATACATGGTTTCCACCATCTTCATCAATTACTATCCAACCCAATTTTAATAAGTCTTGGCGAACTTCATCTGTAACAAAACTTTCAGATACATACCCTTTTGTTCTATCTTTATCTCCGTTACCTAATCCATCACCTATACCCGAACAATACCAATCAATGTAGTCTCCTTGCTGACGCATATTAGCAATTATACCACCTGCATACCGCCAAGAACAGTGCCATTTTTCTTCTACTAATATAGGCCAAACATCGTTGCGAATAAAGTCATTATTGCACATTGCTGCATATAGGTTCTGTGCGTATGTTTTACTTTCCCTTACTTTCTGTAAAATCCAATCTGTAGTACGTAAATCATACTCCATATTATTCTTCTGCCATTCAGGGTCTGCTTCTACCTCTTCAGATTTTTGGCGATAGCTCTCGTAAAGTCGAATCATTTCCAATGCATTCTGACGTTCTTCTTCGGAAGAATTAGGATCATTTAGTTTTTTCTTAGAACTTTCTTGTTGAAAAGTTCCTCTTTCTGGGCTTTTAGATATCATAAAGAATTACCGTTTTCGTCTACTTCTAACCAAGTGTAATCACCCAACCATTTAATTCTGCATAAGTATTCGTATTCTTCTGGTTTGCCTGTGGACCAATCATTGGGTCCTATCATTACGAGTCTACTAAAATCTTTCCTATGATCATAAACTAACCAATAAAACTGTCCATGATATGTCTGAAAATCATATTTAGCTTTATTGACCATGTCAGTCAAATCAAGACGTTTTTTAATCTGTTGTGCTTGATGTTGTAAGACTTCTACAAGTTGCATTATTCTATCATACTCTTGTTGAGCATGTAAACGTGCAACGTTAACCATTATGTCCTTTTGTTTAGTAACAGGGACAAGATCAAATTTAGGAGCCCCCACTTCTGTGGGGTGTGCGCTCACGTTTCTATTAAAAAATTGGACGAGACTATTGCCTATAGTAGCGTCAAAGCTATCTCGACCTTTGGCAAGATTGCTTTTTTCTTCATCCATTAGAATAAGTTTACTTGTTCCCATGGCAAATCGGATTTTCCAAAATGACCATAGTTTGTTGTTTTGCTATAAATTGGCCTAAACAAATTAAATCGATCAATGATGCCCTTGGGAGTTAAATCTATGTTATCTTGAACCCACTTTGTCAATTGCCGTGCTTGGCTAGCATCAGCAGTTTCGATGTAAAAACTCATTGGATCTTTCAAACCAATTGCATAACTAACCTGACATGTTGCCCAGTCGGCTTTTCCGCTAGCTACAATATTCTTGGCAATATATCGCATCATATATGCAGCACTACGGTCTACCTTGGTAGGATCTTTGCCACTGAAAGCCCCACCACCATGAGGACTATAGCCGCCGTAAGTATCAACGATGATCTTACGACCGGTAAGTCCTGTGTCCCCGTCAGGACCGCCAATAACAAACCTACCAGTAGGATTAATGAAAAACTCAGTATCATTATCAATATATTGCGGTGGCAGTAAAGCACGAATTACTTCTTCTACTGCCTTACGCAATGTATTTATGTCTGTATCGTCTGTGTGTTGGCTAGAACACACTACTTTAGCGATCCTTACAGGTTTATTATTCTCATCATATTCAAAAGTGACTTGACTTTTAGCATCAGGTCCTAAACAATTCATGATTTTGTTTTTTCGTAATTCAGTTAACTTTTCTACGATTCGGTGTGCATAGTAAATAGCACTAGGCATGTATGCACTAGTTTCGTTGCAAGCATACCCAAACATTAATCCTTGATCACCAGCACCAAAACTGTCTGTGCCTAAAGCAATATCCGGGCTTTGTCCATGCATTAGGTTAGTAACCTTTAATGTCTTCCAATCGAAACCCGGTTGTTCGTATCCCAATAATTTAACTACTCTACGTACAGAACTATCTACTTGAAGATCATGTAGTGTGCCTTTGTATTCACCTGCTACAACAACTTGATTTGTAGTAACTAGTGTTTCACACGCACATCGTAGTGATGGATCCTCGCTAGACATGATTAAATCTAGGATGGCGTCACTGATTGCATCAGCAACTTTATCCGGATGACCCTCACTAACGCTTTCACTGGTAAATAAATAACTCATAATTTCCTTTCAGTAGAGTATTTACTGATGTAATTATTACTTGAAAAATATTAGAGCCATTGCTGCGGCTTGTAAAATAAAACCGACACCAATCGTGACTACGTTTAGATAGTCTTTAAGCAATACAGATTTAAAAAATAGCAAACCTAATGTAGCCCAAATCATCAATACCAAATCTACTGCAGGGGGCTTATCGGTAAGCCCCGTCATCAACGCAAAAAACGACGGGATAGTAGCACAATGCAATGCAATGTTAGCTAACCAACCCAATGTATCCGCAGAAACTTTTCCTAATTTGTTATAGAAAAAATCTCTAATGTAATCTACAATTTTAACAACATAACTCATGTTCTACCCCTATAAAAAATATGTCTTCCCACTTTCCCCACTCGTTCATACGGCCAGCGTGGGTTTACATAGTCCGCATGATAATAAATAGCATCTTTCAAAGAATCAAGCCTGAATCCTTCTAGTAATACTTTTTTGGCTACTGCATAACTTTCTTCATACGCAGCTTTATTGACCGGGCGTGCCCTGTGTTTCGAATCACAATACCAACTAAATTGGCATACTACTTTTTCCATAATAACGTTTTTTTGATAAACAACGCTACAAACTTCTTTTGGAAATTGTGGATGGTCAACTCTATTTAATGTTACTTGAGCTACCGCAACCTTCCCTTCGAAACTTTCATGACCTGCTTCTTTGTAAATATTTAAAGCTAAACATTCAAGTGTTTTATCAATCGTCTTAGACGAGACATAAGATTTGGGCGAACTGGTAAATGTTGCATACGTTCCTGCATCTACCATGCGTTCCAATTTAAAATTGGTCACAGTGGTAACCAAAATATACACTAGAAATAGACCCACTAGTCTATTAAATGTTTTTATAGTTGTATCCATTTTCAACTTTCCTTTCTTAGTTAGTGATACCAAATTTTGGTAGAAAATACTAACACACTGAAGTATACTACTTTCGGTAATAAACTTCAAGCAAAACGGTTAGTTAATCTACCCAACAGGTACAGTTACATTTTATTACTTCATCTATAGCTTCTTGGACAGTCAACTGATTCGGTAAAAGAACGGAAGAAGTATATGCCGAATTCAATGTGCAAGGTATCAAATTAGTTGCCTCTGATCCTGCTAGACTACCAGGAAATTCCGGTTTACCAACATCTAATGGTGCTCCTTGTCCTGTGGGGACTCTAGCACCTACAGTTACTACTGCAATCGGTTGTGTTTGAACTATGTTACTTCCACTAATAGAAGTATCAGTGAGACCTGATTGTAGTTCTGCTACACTAGTTGATGCTACCGATACTAATGGAACTGCCGGACCTGTTCCATTATTATTTGGACCTAGTAAATTTGTATTATTATTTATCGTATTTGAAACATTCAAAATTCCTTGTATAGGTGGATTCTGTTGTATATTTGATATTGAATTTACTTGAATATAGTCATTTGTATTGGGATCAAAATATCCATATGGTTTGGGTGCAATAGTTCCATCATCTGTTTCTTGTAATAACATAGAAGGCAATGTATAGGTTGTTGTAGGATCTGCCGCGTTACCATTTATTCCATTAACCTCAATTCCTACAACTCCTGTAGGAACAGTATTATTTGAAATTAATACAGGACACATATTTTCTCCAATGTTTCCTGGTATCTCAGTGTCTAACTCGATTCCTATTTTTTGCAGTCTATCCGAATTTCTTTCTTGGCGCATCAAACCAACAATACTCTGTCCACCTACAGTAGATAAGTCTGCTATTGCTTCTAGTGTTTGTGCATACATATGTGGATATGTATTTTTTGCTAAATCTCCTAATGCATCTGTAAAATTAATTACAGTGCTTAAGTATTGATTAATATATGAATCAAACTCTGGTGGTACAGGTGCTATTGCATTATACCTTGAACGCTGTTCGATCATTAATTGTTTACCGGCTGCATTATAAACAGTGTTCAACACATTTACTATGTTTTTCTTAGTGGCGGATATACTTACTATTTCATCGTTAGCTTGTGTTATATATGCACTTACCACAGTATTCATTCCTGGCCAGCCTGCTGTACCACTAGCTGTATTTGTGCCGAGAGTTGATATACTTCCGTCTATCGCTATAGGTAACGTTGCAGTCGGTGGACACTGAATTGTAGCTGTAGGTATCGTTCCGGTAGTTATTCCTGCTGACGTTAAGGTAACCGTTGTTACTCTACCAAATGTCCCACTACCGTTAGATCCTGCATTAGTAGAATCAGTGCCTATTGTGCATGTAGCGGTTGCGCCAGATCCACCGGCAATTGTTATAGTGGGCGCTACAGCGGCGCCTCTTCCATAACCTCCACCAGAATCAGTAATAGTTATTCCGGTAACAGTATACGTGGGACCTGCACTAGTTGTATATTGAACAGATACAGTAGCAGCTTCCCATGTTGTTGCCAAATATAATTGATTGTATATATTGCTTAGTTTAGTTGTTTGAGCATCTAATATGTTAGTTTTTAATTCATTCCAACTATACGGAAGTCCGGACATACAACCGAATAAATCACTAGCAGTATACGCACCATTTGGACCACTACCCAATGCTAATATGTTTTGTCCAGCGTTAGCTAATGTAGTGTCTGTAGGGACATCAGTTCCATTTATTAAATCTAAATCTTTGGTAGTAATTTCCAATGACGATACAACCTGTGAAAACTGTTCAAAGTTTACGTTTTCAATATTTCTAATCTGTTGCATTGCAGAGGAAAAGGCGCCAGCCGAAACAGCTAAATCGTCAGGTAATATATCTTGAAGGTATGACCCGAATCCTAATGGGGGTATTTGAAAGTTTGGTTGATCGGCCATTATCAGATTCCTTGTCCATTAACAGGAAGATCGCTATCATCTAAGTATGACGAAGTATTTTCTACAGTTAAGATTAACGTAGATTCTACTACTGGTGGTGTTCCAGCCGGCAATACTTCACCTATTTGTGTTGCGATAGTAGGATTCTTAAGTCTAGGACTTACACCATTATTTTCAAAGATAGGATAATAAGTTTTACTATTTGTAGGACCTTCTGTAGTATTATAAACAGGTACTGTTAAAGACATATAACTGTTAGGAAACAACTTTTTAATATTGAGCAAATCTGCTAACGACTCTAATCCTCTTGTTTTGCAGTTTAATGGAACTAATATATCTTGTAAATCTGTCCCCACAATAACTAAGAAGGCTCCATATATTTGTTGCTCTTGTTGTTTTGTCACATACGGTATTGTATTATTAGCAATAGCTTCTACTTCGTCTGGTTCTAAGCCAGCGGATAAGAATGCTACAGTTAACGATTGCGATATGGCATTATATTTTTTTATTGTTTGTAACAATACTGAAGGTAATCCAAATTTACTTATTTTAGATAAATCGATTGCTTTACCTGCCTTAATACAATCTTGACCAAATTCAGCAGTAGCTAAGTTAACACCTGTAACGTCTGCACTGGTTAGGTCATTCATATTACTGTAAGTACCTTTTAAAAAAGTACCACTATTAGCAATTGCATGAATTGAAACGTTTGTATCTTCTATGAAACCTTTAGCAGTTAAAAACGAACCTAAGAAATCTTTATAGCTTACTGCTGTATTAGAAGGACTAGAACCATTATAGTTAAATTCATTCCATGCTTGTAATGCATAGTTTCTTAAAAAGCCCCATTGCGTGACAGCATTGTTTGGATTAGTAGTATCATAAGGCAACCAACTTGCTTCTTGTCCCTGTCCTTCATCATTATTAGGATAGTCAGGGTTTATATCATTAGCATAACCGGTAGTAGCAGGTGCGCCTGCACCGGTCCATTGTCCGCTTGGATCAACTGCTGCATAGGTAGGTGGTTTAGAATTGCCTAACGCAGAACAATATCCTTCTCCTATAGATATCAAGTCATCGTACACGCTAGATCCTGCAGGAGTTTTAGTAACAACACCCCTAACATATGCATCGTTAATCGCATATGTTAGTAAATTTAAGCAAGTACCAGAAACAATAGAACCAAACGTATACGTAGGATTTACTTTACTTGTTCCTATATATGTTTGATTAATGGGATTAATATTGATCCCTATACCTTGTAATAGAGATCCTTGTACATTAACACCCAATGGTGTTTGCTTCGGTGTTGTCATAACATTTTTTATCCAGCAAATACTGTAGATGATCCACTTGTTATAGAACCTGCGTCGATAGAATCTCCTACTCTAGCAATGGGTCTACCATTAACAAAAACTGTTCCAGAACCACTAGATATACGAACTGTGTGATTGACACAACTTCTACCGCTTTTTATAGTATGAGGAACCGATGGATCTCCGCGGCGCTCGACACCCCTCCCATCAGCAAATACATTACCTGACGGACCAGTAATGGTCGATTGACCTGTACAACCATGTCCAGTACTAAAACTATCACCTTGTCTTGCAACTGCTGGCATATTTACCCCAATACTATTTTTTTGCTAGGAACTTTAATTCCTGTTGTTGCTTCTAAATACTTCATCTTTACATTATCCTCAGTATTGGCAACAATAGCAATACTATATGTATTTAGTCTGGCCAAACCGCGGGGTTCTGCTGTAAAAAGACTAGGAACAAGTCCCATACCTTGATGATTAGGTGCCACTGATACTGGTTCCTCTACTAATATTACATCCTTATCTACAGATTTTACTTTTGCTATGAGTTCTTCCCCACTGTTTAGTTTAAAACTGTATACTTCATCTACTTTAATTTCCATTTAGTTTCCTTATGCTGTTAGTTTTTGTTTCAGTTCAGAATATCCACCGACGTATTCTTCGTTGATAAAAATTTGAGGAACTGTTCGTGCATTAGGCACTGCCTCAAGTAATTCTTCTTTTGTCCAACCGTCACCGATCTTACGTTCTTCAAAAGGTATACCCTTTTGTTGTAGTAATGCTTTTGCTTGATCGCAAAAAGTGCAATGGTATTTGCTCCAAATAATTGCTTTCATATATTCTCCTTAAATTGCAGGTAGTTCATCGTAGTCTATCACATCACTCATGACACCAATCACATAGTTGGTAGACTCGTTTTCTTGTAATGCTGTTTGCTTTTTGCTAGTATCGCTGTGCTTGTTGAACCATGGAATAGGTGTAGTCTTTGGAGCTGGGTTCCAATACTTAATTCCTATGTCCTTTAGTGCTCCAACCGCAGTGTAATCAACAAAATCCTTAAGAATGTTGGCGTTTAATCCAATGACAGGCCCTTTCTTAAACAAGTAGTCTGCCCATCTCTTTTCTTCATCAATAACATCTTTATAAATTTGAATAACTTCAGCTTGGCATTCATTTGCTATTTTTGCAAATCTTTGGTCTTCTTTTACAACCTGATTGATAATGTAAGCTGTCCAACCTTTGTGCAGCAACTCATCTTGTAAAATCAAACTGATAATGTTACCATTACCGATAAAGATTTTGTTTTCAACCATTGCTAGACTGGTAGCAAATGATACCATGAATCTAAACGCTTCTAATGCATAGCTTGCGTGTAGTGCTAGATATATGGCTTTGATATGGCTTTCTTCACTAAATTGATGAACCAATGTTCCTACTTGAGCATCTCCACCTATGTATTGTCTCAGCCCCACGTTCACGGGATCTAATTGTTTAGCACAGTTTATTTCATGTAATCTATCATAGTAATGTCCTACACTACTTGCCATGTCAACGATTTCTGTTGTATCATGTATAGTGTTGAATACTTCTTTAGGTACATTGTAGATGTTACGAATAATGTGGCTATAGCTACGACTATGAATATTAGTCTCAAAGAATGTCCAGTTGTAAACTAATGCCTCTAATTCAGGTAGGCTAATGACTGGCGTAAATATCTGACTAGGTCCTCTACCTTGGATACTGTCTAGTGCTGTTTGACGCAATAGGTTACTAGTAAAAATGTGTTTTACTGCATCACTAGCATCTTTAAAGTCTTGTGCATCTTTAGTAAGACTAACTTCTTCTGGAACCCAAAAGAAACCACGTGCGGTTTTCTCAAAGTCTGCAATCTTGTTATACTTGACTTCTTCAAAACGTTGAATAGTCACAGGACCCGATGGATCTAAAAACATTTTACGATTAAGGTAGTCCGTCTTTGTGTTTAAATTGTATTGTGCTTTACTCATATAATTAATCCCAATTTTTATAATAATGTGTTTTAGGGTGTTCTATCACTACATCAAAGAATCCGCTATGATCCCATACCCCTTTTGTAATTTTAGAGTGTAATACTTTTGCAAAATATTTATTGAATTCTGGGGTAAGATGTCCAGCTAAAGTATGTTTTTCAAGTGCAGTAAAATTATTAGGGTCAATACCCAACAATTCTAATTGTCTATGCCAAAAAGAATGCATAGGATGTAAAATAGGATCTAGATTATATTTTTTAAATCTTTCTTTTTTAAGACTATTGAAGAAGCAGGGATAAAGTATTATGTTACCATGCATACGTTCAATATTGTCAACCATAATATCAGCCATATCTACGTTGTATTCATCTGAACTTGCGCCGAACCAACCTTTTAAATTACTTAAAAACTTTTTTTCTTCTACGGTCAATAAAGCTTCTGAATTTTTTTCTATTTGTTCAACATGAGCCGAGCATGTAATATAATGCGTTTGTTTTGATTGTGACGGTTTAAATTTGATAGGGTAACGATGAGGTTCTGTTACTAAAAATATCACCAAATCGTACAAGTCACGTGTTTCTACAAAAGTTTTGTAGGAAAAGTATAATGAGGATCCGCCTTTAGCATAATTGTGTATATCTGTACCTACACCCAACATTTCCCGTAAATAATATTCCCAGGTATGTTTCCACTCGCGGTAAAAATCTGCATAACTGTCACCATAAATAGCTATCTTCATAACTTGCAAGCCTCACAATCATCATCCAATTCTTCTAAAATTAGTGGCTGAACATTCTCAGAATGTTCAGTTACTTTAGAACCTGCTTTGTTGATAAGGCTATAATAGAAAGTTTTAATACCCCATAGCTGTGCCTGCATTAAATTTTTAGCAATCAATGTAGTAGGTACTTTTCTATCTGGGAAATGTGCAGGATTATAGAATGTATTTGTACTGATACTTTGATCGATGTATGCCTGCAGGACCGCTGCTGTTTTCAAATAAGGTGTGCAATCTTTCTGATCCCACATTAGTTGATATTTGTTTTTTAACTTGTGAAATTCAGGAACAACTTGTGTGAAGCTGCCCGCCTTACTCTCTTTAGTAGAGATTAGTGACATCGGTAGCTCAATACCATTTGTGCTATTGATAACAACGCTGCTAGACTCTACTGGCGCAATAGCACCATTTGTAGCATTTCTAACACCATGCGTGATCATTTCTTGACGTAGAGGTTCCCAGTCTAATTCAGGTTTAAAGTCTGCTAGTTCATTAACTCCATTGGCTCTACGTTCCCAAGGGAAAACGCCTTTACCGTAGAAAGTTTTGTCGCTATCTAAACATTTACCACGCTCTCTAGCTAGTTCTACACTTGCCTCTGTCAAATAGAACATTTGATGTTCAATCCAACTCTTGACTTCTTGTAATGCGTCTTTATCACCATATTTTAAACCACGTTTTGCATGCCAATATGCTAAATTTGTGACTCCGATTCCAAGAGGACGAATTTCGTCATTGCTTAATTTGGATTGAATAGACAAAAAATCTTGATAATCTAAGATGTTGTTTAGACTACGATGCAATATCCTACATGCACGGCGCATGTCCTCAGGATTGCGGAACGCTCCCCAATTTATACTACCCAATGTACAAAGAGCAATTCTACCATTTGGATCATCTAAACGTTTGAACGGCTTGGTGGGCAATAGAATTTCTAAGCAAAGATTACTTTGATAAATTGTATGCCATTCAGAATCAAATGGACCTTGATTCATAACGTTATCAATGAATACTAGATAAATTCTGCCAGTGTCTGTGCGTTCTTTTAGAATACCGCCCTTGAACACTTCTTCAGCACTGATTGTTTTCTTTCTGAGTCCTAGTTTTTTTTCATACTTTACATACAATTCTTCAAAAAGTTTTGTATCCTTATAAAAAGCTTCATATAAATCAGGCACTTCGTTAGGATCAAAGAATGTTATGTTTTCTTTGTTTTTGAATCGTCGCCAAAATAAACTGGTAAGCACAACCCCATAATCCATATGACGGACTCGGGTTTCCTCTGTTCCCTGATTGTTTTTAAGAACGATAAGATCATCAAACTGATGATGCCAAATAGGATAAAATACAGTAGCACTTGCATTACGGATACCTCCTTGTGAGCAACTACGCAAATCACCGAACCACTTCTTTAAGAAAGGAATCATGCCGGTGTGCATGATTTCTCCGCCCCGTATAGGACTACCCAATGGACGTAGGCGACCAATTTCTAAACCAATACCAGCACGTTTGCTAGCATACTTAGCCATCATTTCACCACTAGCAAAAATACTATCGAGATCATCGTCACTACGTATAAGAACACATGAACTAAATTGCTTGGTTGGGGTACCA